CGCCCCCGCCAGCATCGCGGGGGTAGCCGAGCGCAGCCCCGAGGCCAGCCACCCGCGCCACACCTGCCACGGGATGAGCGCGTCCACCTCGCCCGCCTTGTGCGTCAGCCGCGCCAGGACGTAGCAGGCGCCCCCGGCCCGCTCGATCCCGTCCATGACCGCCGACTGTGCCGAGCTGATCCCGGCAGGCTCGGCGGCCCCGTCCAGCGGCGCCACCAGCGACCCGAGCCGGAGCGACGCGCCCGCGCCCGCCTTGCACTCGATGTAGTGTGGGCGCCCGTCGAGGATGGCAACATAATCCGGGATGCCGCCCCGGAGTTTGTAACCGGCCTGTACGGGCGGCTCATTCCGGTGCCAGAATCCGCCCGTAGCGGCTAACAGTTTCTCGCAGTGCTTCTCCAGATCCTTCCCGCGCCCGCTCATGCGTCCTCCAGGCGGACACCCATCCATGACGCTGCGAGCGTTGCCTTGCCGTCGTTCAACAGGAATACTGTTAGCGACCACACAAGGCCATGCCCGCGCAGGGCGTGTAGATATGCAGCGAGATCGGTAGGGAGCCACGGCAGGCCGGGGTAGGTATAGACCTCCACCACGCCGCCGTCCCCCTTTTTTCGGATGGCGATTTCTACGCCGCCCGCCCGGTAAGAGATGATGTCGATGCCGACAGCGACAAAGGGGGACACTGCCCGCGCCGCCGCCGCTGTTGTGCGCCAGTCCCCCTCCCATGTCCAGCGCCCGGTGTCAGCGCCCCGCACAGTGCGCTCCGGCGGCTTCTTCCGGCGCCCGCTCACAGGTTCACCGAGCAGGAGGTCAGATCCGGGGAGGTAGTGTTAGGCAGCGTGGGCATAGTGTTAGGCTCCTCCGAATAGTGTAACCTGCCCCCGGTGCGGCGCGTGTTGGGGCGGGCGGTTCATTGTAAGAATCTCGGATTGTTGCACACTGAAACTACGTTTTTGGCCCTTACGACCATGCGTAATCTCAACCTCGTGCCAGCCCGCCCCGAGGTCGCCCGCCAGCCCAACGCACTCGCTGATCGCCACCGTCGCGCCCCGCTCGCTCCACTCCCGCGCCAGCCTCACCACCGTCTCCCGGCTACAGGTGCCGTGGGGGTAGCCCGTGATCTTCCGGCTTCCATCGCCGAGGTAGGGGGGGTCTGCGTAGACCACCCATCCCGACAGGTCGGCGGGGAGGGCGAGGGCATCGGCGCTCCCTTGCCAGACGGCGAGGGGCGGGAAGGCGGGGAGGGTCTCGACAGCGGGCGCGGGGCTGTCGGGCTGGTACTCGGCGCCGCCGTCGTGGTTGCCGCCGCCCGGGTAGTCCGCCGCCTTGAACCCGCTCTCGGGCTGGCCGCGCTTGTACGACCGCACCCCACACCACAACAGCCGCGCCACTTCCTCTACCGCCTGCGGCCCCAGCCACCGCCCACCCGGCACCGGCATCAGCGACGGCCAGCCCTCCCGGCGCAGGCGCTCCCAGAGCGGGCGCGGCTCCTCCCCGGCCCAACCCCGGATGATCGCGGCGACCTCGGCGGCGCGGGGGTGGGGGAGGGCGAGCGCGTCAGGAAGGCGATCCAGTAGCGGGCGCTTGGAACTTGTCCCGAATTCTGTCCCTTCCCATCCCTCCAGGTTGCCCCCGAACGGGTTTGTCCCCATCGACATCACAGAACCGCCATGCACAAAGAGCAGTTGCGCCACTTCCGCCGCGCTCCCGACCGCCCCGCCCAACACGGCATGAACCGCCGCCATCGGCCCGATCTCCCCGAGAACGACCCCAGCGGGGCGCTGGCGCGGGGAGAGGCCGAGGCAGGCGGCGATGGTGGGGGCGAAGTTTTGCTTACTTCCTAAATACGAAATGGGCGGCTTTGCGCCAAGAAGGTAGTAAGACATTGCCGCACTACCGGCGAACGGTTCACAGAAGATCATGTGCGCCTATGGGGTTGATAGACCCGATATACCATGATACGATATGGGGCGCAAGGAGGCGATATGTACCAGTGCTTCATCTGTGGTGCCAGTGTGAACCGCAAGCCCAAGGGTGGTCGTGCGAACGTCTTTTGCTCCAGAACATGCTTGCGGGAACGAAGGCGGCAGGTTGGCAAGAAAAACCACGCCGATGGCAAGATGCCGAGAGTCCCGATGTCCATTGAGGCCAGGAAGGCATCGTCAGCCCGAATGACTGGGGCTGGCTGCCCAAAGTTCAACGGGTATAGAACAAAAAACAGCGCGGGGTACATCTTGGTTCGGCCACCAGATGGATACAATGGCCCAATCAACAAGAGGGGGTACATCCGAGAACACCGGTTAGTCATGGAGCAATATCTCGGGCGTCTATTGACCGGCAAGGAGGTTGTACACCACAAGAATGGGATCAAAGACGATAACCGAATTGAAAATCTTGAACTCGTGTCCGACAACGCAACGCACAATGCAACGCACACGCATGAGGCTTTGTTCAATAGGTGGCCCAAGTGCCGACAAGACTGCGGAAAGCAGGCAAAGCCATACATGGGCATTCGTTACCTCGATTGCGCGACTTGCCGTCGTACAATCGATCCACCTCACGACTTTGTGATCTGGAAAAACAGGTAGGAGATCGGCGGCTTCGCGCCTAACAGAAAGTAGGTCATGGCCGCAGACCCGGCGAACGGCTCGCAGAATATGTAAGGGCGGGGAGTCATGCGCGCCACGCCGCTACCGCCTCCTCCGCGTCCATGCCGAGCGCGCCCGCCCACGCCCGCACCGCCGCCTCTGTGCCAGGGCGCACCAGCCCCCGCCGCCACATCGAGGCTGTTGCTCTGCTGCGGCAGATCGGGGCGCGTATCCCCTGCGCCCGCCGCTGTGCCTCGACCCCAACCGCCCTCAACACCCATTCGCGCCATTCCATGACCACTCTCCCGCGCACCTGTATAGCCGGAACAATGTTTGATGCAACCCCTTGACGGCGAACAATGTTTGGGGATAGCATAGGGGTAGGAGAAGCGCATGAGCATCCTCACCCTCACCCTCACCTCCGCCGCCCTCTATGGGGTGCTGTACCTCGCCCTCATCCACCGCTGCGTCCAGCGCACCCCGCCCGACATCGGGCTGACGGCGCCCCCGCCTGTGAAGCCGCCGCCCCCGATCCAGGGCGCGTCTGTGCTGGCCGTCCCGTTCGACCCGGCGACCGCGAAGGCGCTCGCGCAGCTCTGTGCCGAGCATGACGCGACGCCGGAGCAGATCGTGCGCCGGTGTGTCCGGGTGCAGGCGGCGCAGGAGATGGGCCGATGAACGGCGCTCCCCGCACCGAGAGGATGAACGACGCCGAGGCGGTGAGGCTCGTCCTCGCAGCGCAGCAACATGAGCAGCAGGCGCTCGACCTGCTGCCCCCCGGATCTGACCAGTCTCGCGGGCTGCGCGTCGAGGCTGCGCGCCGCACCGCCACCGGAGAGGCCGCCCGCCTCTTTGCCCGCGCAGATGCGCTGTACTGGCGGATCATCCTCGGCTATGACGCCTTCCTGATCCGAATCGCCAAGTACAGCCGCCATGACGCCCGCCGGGGCGTCGAGGAGGAGGACATCTATCAGACCTGCCGCCTCGGCGCGTATCGGGCGCTCAGTCGGTTTGAGCCGGGCCGGGGAACAACGGTCAGATCCTGGGTGGCATGGTGGGCGCGGGCTGCCCTCCTGACCTGCGTTGACCGCGCCGGGGATGTCCAGACTGGGCGACACACCCCCGTCTCTGCGCGGGTATGGGCGCTCCGGCTCGACGCGCCGCCCTACGCTGACCGCCCCGAGCTGCGGCTGATCGACCTGCTCGCGTCAAGCGGCCCCCTCCCCGACGACGCCGCCGACGATGCCATCCGGGGCGAGCGCATCCGGGCCGCCCTCGATGCCCTCCATCCCCGCCACGCCGCGATCTTCCTGCGGTACGTCTCCGGCGAGGATCAGGCCATGATCGCCGCCAGCGAGGGGACATCCCGCCAGCGCATCGGCCAGATCTGCGACATGTCGCGCCAGCGGATCGCCGACCACATCCACGGCAAGGACACCCCCGAGGCCGCCCGCGCCGTCGCCGCGCTGAAGTGGTTGTCATGAGCAGCGGCCCTGCCTGGGCTGGCGACCCTGACCGCCCGCTGTTTTGCGAGTCGTGTACCGATGGTATTCAGCGGCGCCCCTCCAAGCGCGGCCTCTGTGGTGAGTGGCTGTGCTACCGGTGCGCCGCCCCGCCGCTGGAGCCGGTGGCGCGGAGGGTGCTGAACCTGCCTCCCCCGGATCTGACCGTTGCGCCCCCGAAGCCCGTCAAGCCGGAGAAGGTGGCGAAGGTCAAGCCCTCCCCACCCCCACCCAAGCCGCGCCCGGTCATCTCGGTCAAGGTCAAGCCCTCCCCGCCCCCGAAGCCGCCGCGCCCGCCCCCTGCGCCTCGTGTGAAGAAGCCCCGCCCGCCTGCGCCGAGAACGCTGCTCGTTGTCGGCCCCCGTCGTGATGGCATCTGCTGCGTCGAGGGGTGTGACCGGCGCCCGGTCAAGCGGGGATGCTGTGGGCGGCACTATCAGGCGATGGTCGACGCCAAGCGCCTCGCCGAGCTTCCCGCGCCGCTCCCCTCGATGCCCCCGGCGCGCCCCCGCGTCGAGCGCCCTGCTCCACCTCCGCCGCCTCCTCCGGCGCCCGTCGAGGTCAAGCGCGGTCGCGGGCGCCCTCCCCACCACCTCGTCATCGGCGCGCCCGTCGAGGGGGTGTGTGTCGTCGTCGGGTGTGGGCGCAGGGTCTATCAGCGCCACGCCTGCGAGCCGCATTACCGGCGGCTGCGTCGAGAGAACCGCGCAGATGAACTGCCCGCGCCGCGCCGCCACAACCTCAACGGCTACGCCGGGGCGATGATCCTGCGCGCCCCCGTCGAGGGTGTGTGCGTTGTCGAGGGGTGCGACGCGCCGACCCGTACCCGGAACTGCTGCGAGAACCACTATCGCCGGATGCTGCGCGACGGGCGCGCCAGTGAACTGCCCACCGCTCGCCCTGACCTCGACCTGATCCCCGCGCCCGACCCTGGCAGGTGTCAGATCCGGGGGTGTGGAGCGTCTGTAGTGAAGCGGGGCGGATGCGCGCAGCACTTCAACCAGCTCCTCAAATCCGGCTACCTCCTCCCTGCCCGGTCAGAGGCGAGGGTGTGTGCGGAGGAGGGGTGCCGCCGGATCGCGTTCCGGGGCGGGCTGTGCGGGTTCCACGCCCATCGCAAAAAACTTCGTGGCGGCGCTTGACGCTGTAGCGGTATGCGGCTATAGATAGAGTGTGAGGCGGAGATACAACCAACCGCCTCGAACCGGAGAACCAGATGAGCGCCATCCAGATCGACAGCATGACCATCGCCTCGACCGACACCCTGAGCATCGCCCGCCGCCTGATCGGTGACGAGCAGCGCCTCATGCGCGCCGTCGAGGCCGTGACCCCGGACTGGGATCGGGCCGATCTGCTTCAGCAGATGGACGCCGCCGACCTCGCCAAGAACATCGTCCCCTTCAAGTCCAAGACGGTCAACGACCGCACCGTGGCGTCCTGGCGCACCTATGAGGTTGTCTGCGCCATCGCCGCCCACCTCGCCCAGATGAACGGCGCGCCCTTCGACGGTGGCGCCGCCGCTATCGAGTCCGCCGGGGCGCCCGCCCTCGCCGCTCTGCTCTGGTAGCCCACAGCGCCCCAAGCGGGGCGCTCCCCACCTCCAGCCCGCCCTGTGCGGGCTTTTTGCGTCCGGGGCGCTACAATAGGGCCATGCCGCAGACCGATCCGCAGCGCATCTCCACTACCCCCACACCGCCCCCGCTGCGCCCCTCGCCGGAAGTGTTGTGGTCGCTGGCCTCGCAGATCGAGAGGAGCCGGGACAACCTGCGCCGGATCGCCGCTGACGCGACCGAGGATGAGGCGCGGGCGATAACGCCGGAGGGCAAACGCACGGCGCGGGGGCTGGCCGAGCTGTGCCTGACGCTGCTCAACATCGAGAGCATCGCCAGCCTATCGCCCCCGCCCGTCCTGCCAGCGCCCGCCCCGCCCCGGCTACGCTGGCGGGATCGGTGGGCGCTGATCAAACGGGCGTGGTACGGCGCCTAAATCTTCTCAATCAGTAGCCACGCCTTGACGTTGGAGCGAACCGCGTCCACCAGCCCCCGCGCCGCGATCTCGTTGCTCCACCAGCCACCCCACAGGGCCAAACCGGCGGCGGCGACCTCGGTGTTGTTGCCGTGCTTGCAGGCGATCAGGAACTGCTTCCAGCCGACCACCGACACCATCGGCGCCCAGGTTACCACGTTCTGGTCGCCACGATGCAGCCCGATCAGCCCGCCGTACAGGGCATTGCTGCTCATGTCGTCGCAGATGCGAACATCCCACCAGCTTTCGGCCATGCTATTGCCTCTCCTGGGTCAGTGGGTCAGGGGTCAGCGTACCGTCGAGCGCGGCCTCGCGGTCAGCGGCAGGCGCGTTGCGGCGGTACAGGGTCAGCCAGTGTGAGAGGCAGCGTTGCGCCTCTCCGGCAGGGGCGCGGGTGGTGCGGGGCGTAGCCGGGGCGACCATCGCGGGGCGCTCGGCGTGGAGGTCGGCGTCGGTCATGGTGTCTCCGGTGCAGGCAGGGTATCCGAGGCGGCGCTGAGGCGCACGTTGCCGGCGAGGATCGAAAGCACTTGGTCAGATCCGAGGGCCACGGCTGCCAACGTGAGGGCGAGGATGGCGATCAGGGCGAGCAGCGCCACCGTTCCGAAGGGGGTGGCGGTACTCTGCCGGATCAGCAGCGTGACGGCTGCGCCCAAAGTCTCCCTCTGTGCCTCCCGGATCTGACCGAGAGTAGCCTGCATCTCGGCGACCTTGACGCGCAGATCGGCGTGCTGCTGCGCGCTCGTCTCGGCGTGGTCAACCATCGCCTCGGCCAGCCGCTCTAACAGTTTGTCGCGCTCATTCGGGGTCATGGGCGCGCCTTATACCACGCGTCGATCCCGTCCGCGATGGACACCCCGATCCGCGCCAGCCCCTCCGCCGAGCGCAGTTGCTCGCGGTGCGCGCCGTCGAGGAAGAACGGCTCGGAGCAGATGGCGACCGCCCGCACGCCCCGAATGCAGCCGTACGCCTCCTGATAGTCGCTGTCGCGGGGCTTCCCGTTGGAGTCGGGGCGGCAGGACTTGGGGTAGACATGGTACGGCGTCCAGTCGTCGAGCTTGTCGGCGATGGAGGCGGCGAGCGCGAGGCCGTTGCTGGCCTTGCTCTGGTAGTCGTAGAATATCTCGCCCCGCTGGTCAGCCCGCCCGCTCATCCCCGCGTTGATGTGGGCGTTCAGGTAGACGACGGCGCCGAGCGCGTCGGCCTCCGCCTTCGCCGTCGCGTACTTGCCCTCACGCACCTCGACGCGCCAGCCGAGGGTACGGAGTTGAGCGGCGCAGGCGGCGGCGTAGGCCCGGATCCCGTCGATCTCGTAGAAGCCTTCAAAGGTCGCGCCGCGATCCGGGGGGGTGCGGCCAGCGTGGCCGATGGAGATTACACAGATGGGCGTCATGGGGCTTGCTCCTGTGTCCAGCCGAAATCTGTTAGCTCGTCATAGTTGTACGTCAACGTCCGGTCGCCGTCGAACTCTGCCCACCGGATCGGCGTCCCGTCCTCATTGAACGTGTCTCCGTCCATCCAAATCCGGGTAATCCGGCGGGTCGGGTGTTGGGGGTGCTTCCAGTATTCGCCGATCGGTGATGCCATGCTACGCCCAAGCCTTTGTGATCCGAGCGCCGACCACATGGATCGTCTTTCCAGCGGCGTAGACTCCGGCTTGATAGCCGAAATCGGACGTTGACGGGATCTGGTAGGTGGTGTGAGTGGCGACAAGCGATCCGTTGATATAGTATTTTGTTTCTGTAGCGTTAGTTCGGATCTCCATCAAATACTCTGTGTTGATGGCGACCGCTACGCCACTGTCCGTCTCGACGCTGCCGGATGCGTTTTGGTTGTAGCACATCCAGTTTGTATGTCCCAATCCCGTCAGAAAACGGAAGATCGCAGTAGGCCGCGCCGCTGTCTCGGCGTCAACACTGGTGAGTCCTGCCGTTGTAAATCCCATCTTGATCCGCATCGTCGCGGCGATGGACGTATAGGTGATCATCCTCCACTTGAACGAGATGTCTCCGCCTGCCGATGTCCATTCGGTGCGGCAGGTGATGAAGGAGGCGCTGAAGAAGTCGCCCGTCGCCCCTGACAGGAGGGTGGTGCGGCGCGCCGAGGTATTGCCCGCCGACGCGCCGCGCACCGTGATCCCGGCATCTCGGCTGACCAATGTCGCGTTGGAGGGTGTGATGGAGATGGTGTAAGCGGAAGTGGGGTCGTCGTCCTGCCCGGTTCCGCCCGCGAAGGAGATGGTTGGATTGCCCGAAACGCCGTTGCCATCGGTAACAGTAACGCCGCTGCCCCCCTGGATAGAGCGCGGGCTGTAGGTCGCTGAACCAGTGCGCGCTACCAGTCCCGTGGTCGAGAGGGCGGCGAGGGCAGTCAGGTCGCTGTCAAGCGGCTGGTACGCAGCGGCAACGGAGGCGAGGGTGGCGATGGTCGTCGTATCGACCGCGAGCGCCCCGGCGGAGAGGGTCAGGCCGGTGCTGATTGATACGCCGCCGATGGTCGTACCGTTGCGGCCCAACAGCTTCCCGTCGGCGACCGCCCCCATCGTCAGCGTGGTCGGCCCGCCCGTCTCCCGCAGCCCCCGCGCCTGATCGACGAGGATCGACCCGCCGGAGATGGAGAGATCGCCGAGTCCATAGGCGCCCCATGTCCCGCCTGACCGGTAGGGCAGCCCGTTCCCGAGGGCGGCGAGGGCGTCGAGGTCAGGATCCCATGCCTGGAGGTCGGTGCCAATCTGGTAGTAGGTCGCCGCCCCCAGGGCGCTGAACCCGGCGATCCGGCTCGCGGTGCCGGTGATCCCGGTCAGCGTCCATGCGCCCCCGCCGCCGCCGGAGATGACTAGCTCCGCCTCGCCGCCGCCGTTGTCAGTCAGCGTCGCTCCGGTGATCGTCAGGGTGCGTACCTTCGCCCTCGTACCGCCCTGGATCAGCAGGAACGGAGAGGCGAGGGGTTGACGCCGACCAGCCATTAGATCGCCCTCACAATATCAGGGATCGTCCGAAGCCGGAACACCCCGGCGCCGCTGATCCGGGGGACGGAGACGACGACGCACAGCACCTCCGACCACCCGACATCGGCCAGTGTCACACGCAGCAGATCGCCCGCCTGTAGCGTCTGGTACGCCTGCGGTAGCGTTACGTCTACCTCGCGGCTGGTCTGTGCCGCTTGCCGGAGGTGGTACTCGGCGAGGGCAGTCGCGGTCGCCGGTTCACTGACCGCATCAAAGGTCAGATCCAGGGGGCGCAGACCGGGGAGGAGCTGTGCCGCTGCTCGACCGTAGGGCGTAGGGTGCCGGGTGCCGACAACGCGGGAGATCGTCGGGTCGAGGTCGATCCGGCGCCGGTACGTCCCGAGCCGATCATCCGGGGCATATTGTAAAGACAGGGATGTCGAGATGTCCCGCCACGACGACTCGGCCACCTCTGAAGCGCGCTCGCCCCCGACCGCTTCTACATCGACCGTCTCGGCCCCGTCAGCATCGGCGGGCAGAACGGGGAGGATCGCCAGCCCGATCCCGGCCGGGCCTTCCACCATCATCACCGGCAGCACCGAGAAGAGGTTGTCCTGCACCCACTGGTACGGGCTGACCGGCTCGTCAATGTACGCTCCGACGCGCCACCGGTTGAGCCGATCCGCCGCCGACTGCATCAGCCCCGGGTCCACCTCCGCCGACGACCACGACAGTAGCCACCGGATCGCCCCGCCCGCCGTCGAGGTTCCCGCGATCCCCGCCTTTCCGCCAGAGGACGGGCGCCAGAACAGCGCGTCGCCCATGACCACCGGCATGTCGGCGGCGGCGATCTCGACGCAGGTCACATCCACCCCGGCGGCGTCGGTGGTGATGAAGGGAGACACCCCGGCGCTCGCGCCCGTCGTCTCGTTGTAGACCTCGACGTTATCCCCAACGCACCCAAGCACGCCCGCGCCGAGCAGCACGACGCAGGAGGCAGCACTGTTGTCGGGCGGGTCGATGCTGTCGTCAATCTCAACGATCAGCGCGGGAAGGGGATACCAATCCGCCTCGGTCGTCGCGCTCGCGTCGGCGCCGGGATCGCCGATGACGACGGGATAAAACAGCCCGTGGAGGTCGCCGGGGCAGGCGAGGGCGGAGGTGGCGCGGGGCCATGTCGCGTCGCTGACGACCCATGACGGGAGAGGGAGCAGCCCCCGATCTTGCCAGGGCGCAGACTGGAGTCCGAACCGGATCGGCTCGCCTGCCGCGCCGTACACCGGGGAGTCCACCCGCCCCCGCAGGATGACGCGCCGCACCGTCCAGTCTTGCCCCTCGATGATCTGCGATACCTCGGCGGGCGCGCCGGACAACCCTTTGATGATGGCTGACCAGTTGGCCGGGTCGAGGATCTCGATCCCAAGCGACGCGCCACCCTCCCCGAGCGCGTCCACCATGTCCGGCTCTGTCATGCCGGGGAGGGTTTGGATCTCCCCCACCGTGCCGGGGGTGCTGTCGGGGATCGAGATCGCGGCGTCGGTGTAGTACCGCTCCACCCCGTCAACGGTCAACCGCAGCACCGTGCGCTGCTGACCAGAGGCGAGGGATGTGCGATCTGGGTATGGCACCGATCCTGATCCTCTTGGTAAGCCTACTCCACTCCCCCGCCGACTGCAACCCGGTCAGATCCAGGGGGCAGGACGAGGACGGCGACGGCTGGCCGGACGGGTGGGCGGTGCGCCCCGCCTGCGGGGTACATCCCCGTGTGTCGTTGGCCCCCCCGGATCTGACCTAAACCAGCTCCTCGATCCGCACCGTGCCGATGGTGACAAGCTCGTCCTCTGTCTCGTTCCCAAGCGCAGCAACGCGGGTGTGGACATCCGAGATCAGCGACCCGTACATCTGCCCTTCCCGGATCAGGACGGATGAACCCGCCGCCTCATAGGCCAGGGAGGGGAGGTAGACGACAGGCAGCCGCGCCCCGACCTGCCGCCGGAGCGCGCCCTCGATCAGCCCGTCACTGTGCCGAGAGGCGAGCGCCGATCCCGAGGTGACAGCAGCAACGTAGTCCTGCGCCGGGATCGCCGCGTAGAGCTGATCCGTGTTGATGTTCGCCTCGGCCCATGAGAACTCGACCGCCCGCCGCACCGGGGCGAGGTTTTGGACGGAGCGCGCCCCGTTCGTGAGCGTTGTCACCTCCTGCCCGATGGACGCGCTGACCGTGCGCCCCTGCGAGTACTGGCGACCAAACACCAGCAACGGCCCGACCGTCACCGCGCCGAGGGCGAGGTATCCGGGGCTGTCTGCATCCTGCGTCAGCGCCGCCACGTTCAGCCGGTAGTACCGGTAGCCGGTCGTCACCGCCCACGCGATCCGGGTCGCGGCTGGCCGGATGATCGCCACCTTGCCCGAGGCCGGGGCCGTCCCGTTGGGGTCGTCGATGCGGATCGACAGTTGCCGCCCCGTTGCCCGCCACACCCCTTCGCTGTTGGAGAGGATGGGCCGGACGTAGTCTGTGCCGCCGGAGGTCAGCACGACGTAGCCGCCCACCAGCTCGTCCATCTGGACATAGGTCGCCGAAGTGTCCCCGCCGTTGCGCCGGATCGTGTCGCCGGAGCGGGTGAAGTCGAGCGCGGCTAACCCCTCGGTCGTGTCCAGCGTGATCAGGTCGGTCCAAGTCGAGTCGTTGGCGCTCCCCTGGAGAGTCACCGTCTCACAGAGGGGTCGGCTCACATGCAGGCCGATGGCGGGGCAATCAAAGGGGGCGGTTGTCCCCATGTCCCATTTGATGATCTGCGCCGTCGTCGCGGTGCTGCGCCAGCCCCGCCGGGGAGAGGACTGGATGAGCGGATCGAGGGTGTCGGCGCCGTAGCCATAGCGGAGCGGGATCTGCCAGAGATCGCCCCCCATGACCGGCGCCCGCGTTGCCCGCACCGACAGCCCCGCCGAGACATAGACGGGGAGCGTCCCGAGGGGGCGCCCGGTGATGCCGATGACCGTCGAGTGCGAGATCACCACCGGATCGGCGTAGTGTGCGACACCGACAAACGCCCAAGTCGCGTTGCTCGCGTTGGTGCTGCTCGTTCCCCACTCAAAGAGGGCAGATGCGGCGACGCTGGCGGAGGTGGGGGTGACAGACTGCCAGAGCGTCCATGCGGTCGCGGTCGTGAGCTTGTACCAGACATAAACCGTATCAAGGTTCATGTAGATCATAAAGTTATACGCCGTCCCCGCTGTCAGCCCAGACAGGTCAGATCCGAGGGTCGCACTGGCATTGTTGAGGTCAACCATGCGCGCCCCGGTGCTGCTAAACCGGATCTTGACGTTATGCTCGGTCGTCGCCCCGTCCGTACAGAGCGCGTGAACGAAGGAGTCATCGGCGGTCAGGCTGCCGCCGCTGTTCTGCGTATGGGTGAACAGCGCGAACAGATAGCCGGAGTCCCCGCCCGTCACGCTGTAATAGTCCGTCGCGGCCCCGGCGAATGACTGGTTGTAGCCCGTCGAGGTCAGGGTGGCGACGCTCGCCCCGGTGCGCGTCCAGCCTGCTACCAGAGAGGCGAGGGTGAAGGGGACGTATGCGATCCCGTATTGCGTCGCGTCGTTGTACATGCCGAACGTCACACCGGACACAACCTGCGTTGACCAGCCGCCGAGGGTGAGCATCCCGAGGCTACCCGTCTTTGCCCCAACGCTCCCCTCGTAGCCGCTGATCAGCCGCAGCCCGCCGAGGTGCGGGGCGAGGGTGAGGCCGATCATGCGCTCGTTGTCATCGCCCCAGGTCAGGGGTTCGCTATCCCAGGATGCGGCGGCGGCCTCGATGTCCTCCCAGAGTAGATCCGTCGAGTAGCCAGAGGATGAGTCAGCAGTCGGGATCGGGTTGAAGCGGATCAGTTTGATCCGGCATCCCGGCGAGGAGCCGGAGGAGCGGAACGCGCAATATATCGACCCATCCTGCGCGACACAGGCGGCGATGTAGGCGCGCTCGTTGTCGATATCGACGGCGATATTGAACGCTGTTGAGACGACGAGCCGGATGTACGAGGTCGTGTTGAAGGGGGCGAACGGCCCTGACTTCGTGGTGAACCGCAGGTAGGTATGCGAGTCCTCGACGTACAACATCCCGACGCCGCCATCGGGGAGGGCAACCAGACAAGCGCCCCGCGCATTGAGGGGGCTATCCCCGCTGATCGCCGACCATGACGCGCCCATGTCGGCGCTCGCGTAGTGGTAGGCTTGGTTCGCCGCGATCTGGACAACGCAGGTCAGGTAGCCACCGTGGTACACGACCCGCAGCCCCGCCGAGGCGGTGATCCCGGTCAGCGCGAACCCGCCCGCCTCCTTGACGGTCTGCGTCCATGTCGCGCCGTTGTCCTCGGAGGCGCGCACGTTCATCAGGAGGATGGAGTTCCGGCGGGTCAGGTAGAAGCACAGCACCCGCCCGTCCGGCAACTGAACCAGTGCAGGGCCGGTATCGTAGTCGGCCAGTCCGTAGGTCAGATAGGTGTCGTCGGCGATCTCCACCTCTGAACCGGGGGCAGACTCCGGGGCGACCCGGATGCAGCGGATCGTGGTCGAGGCGCCCGACACCTCGCGGACATAGGCGAGCAACAGCGACCGGTCGGCCAGTTCGATCGCGTGTGGCTGGTGATAGGTGAGGGTGGCAGACTCGTAGCGCGCCCACTGGAAGTCCATCACCACCTTCGGCGGCATCCACCCGCGCTGTTCCGCACTGGCCGGATCGGCGTCAGACCACAAGATCCGCGCCGCCCCCGAGCCGGGGAGGGAACCGCCCGCCCGGATGCACTCGACCCACCGCTCATCGTAGCCGCTGCCCTCCGTCCCGCCCGCCGCGTCCGAGGCGCCCGTCCATGCCTCCAGGCGAGCGCGGGGCGTGGAGCCGGACGCCGCCGGGGTGCCGAAGGTGGGGGCAGCCTCGGTCGTCGTGAGGGCGCGGTTGGCCTCGCAGAAGCGGGGGTCATGGAGCAGTAGCCCGCGAATCCGGTCAGGTACGATCTCAGCCATGTCGCCTCCTTATCGCCGCAGTCGCCGACCCGCACCGGGCCGAATGGTCAGATCCCGGAGGGGGCCGGGTCTGCCCGCGCTCCCCTGAACGAGCGCCGAGAATGCCCGATGCCCCATCGTGAAATAGGTGGTCTGCGCGCCCCCGCTCGGCGCCACCCCCGCGAACGCCTGCTCTGCCGCCTGTCGCCCGCCCATCGCCTGAACCCCGGAGGCGGGAACCACCATCTCCGATCCCGGCTCGATGTAGGCGAGCTGCTGATCGGGCATGTAGCCGGTTCGGAAGGATGGGGGCGCTTGGCTGGCAACGTCCGCCGCCGCCTTCGCCGCCAGCCCGCCCGCTGCCGCTGCGAGGGGGATGTTGAAGGGGAACGGGGCCGACCCGAGCGCCTGTGAGACGGCGAGGGGGATGTTGAGCAGCGCCGTTGCCAGCGCCGCTGCGTGCTGATCCTCCCAGGCCGACAACGCCGCCGCCTGTTGCGCCTTCTGTAGTTCCTGCGCCGCCGCCTTCTCCGCCTCTAACTGCGACTCGATCTGGCTACGTTGCGCGTCGCTCAGTTCCTCGGCGGCCACCTGCCCTGACCGGTAGGCTTCCACCAGCGCATCGCCGGAGAGCTTGGCGGCGTCCACCGTGGACGTTCCAAGTCCTTCGAGGAGCCGGTCAATCTCTTCGATCTGGCTTGCGGCATCGGCAGCAGCAGTCATAGCGGCGTCGAGGGCGGCGCTCGCGCTGTCTGCCGCAGCCCCCAGGATCTGACCCGTCAGATCGGCGACACCCATCCCGAACGCGATCAGTGAGGCGCGGGTTTCCTCCTGCGCCGCCTTCTGTTTGGCCGCTGTCTCGGCGCGGTAAGCGTCCATGAGCGCAGCTTCGCGCTCCTGTTGATCCGTTATGGCCTTTGTCCGCTTGCGCGCCGCCTCATTGTCGATAGCCGCAAGGGCCGCCTGAGTCTCCTCCCGGATCTGCGCCTCTTTGATGCCGTTGCCCCGCGCCAGCTCCAGGGCTTGCGACGCCGCCGCCAGCACCCGCGCCCGCGCTGCTTGCCGCTCCTTCTCGATCTGCTGCTCTGTCGTCAGGAGGCTTTGCTCGGCGTCCTCGCGCTCCCCGGTGATTGTCCCGATGGCGGCGGCGTACTCCTCCTCCTTCTGACGTCGCTCCTCCAATAGTTTCGCCAGATCCTCCTCTGCCTCACGCCGAGCCTGCGCCGCCGCCTCCGCTGCCTTCTCCATGTCGATGCTTGCAGCCGTCGCCTTCGCCTTCTTCTCTTCCGCCTTTGCCGATCCCTGGAGCGCCCGCGCTGCGTCGCCCACCGTCGCCGTATATTGTTGGTTCAGTCCTGCGATCTTCGCTGTTGCAGACGCCTCTTGCTGCGCTGCAGTATCCCGCGCCTGTGCTGCCTCTTGCAGTACCTCGCCCCGTGTCTTTCCGCTCTTGACGACGGCTTCGGTAAGGGCGGCCTCGGACGAGATGATGCGGTCGTTGGCTTCCCGCGCCTCCTTCGCTGCGTCAAGGCGTGCGCGCTCGGCCTCGATGGCAGGTTTGTACGCCTCCGTGATCTCGTTTACCGCGTCGCGCAGTTTGAGTTCGGCCTCGGTCGCCTTCCCGCTGGCGATGGCGGCAGCGTCGCGCCACTTGGTCTGACTCTCATTGATCCGGGCGCCGATCTCCGCTGCCTTTTGTGCGGCCTCGGCTGCCTTATTCTGTGCCTCCTCCGCCGCCTTCGCCTGCTGACTGAGGGTGTACCAGACCGCCCCGAGCGCGGCGACGGCGACGGCGACGGGCGCAGCGATGGCGAGCATGGAGGACATAGACAGACCGAGCGCCCCGGCGGCCTCGGCGGCGAGTTCCCCGACATCGGCCAGATCGGCGAGGTTGCGGGCGCTGTCGGCGGCGGCAGGGGAGACGAGCGACAGCGCCCCGGCCATCTTCGCCGCGCTCCCGCCCGCCTTGCCAAACTTATCCCCAACGTCGGCGGCATCGTCACTGATCGCCTTGATCTTGGCAGCCGCCTTGTCTGCCGCCTGCCCCGTCGAGGCAATCGCCGCGCTCGCCTGCTTCGACGCCGCCGTCAGTTGGGAGGTATCCCCGGTGAAGGTGACCTTGACGTTGGTAGGCGCAGGCATGGTCAGATCCTCACAGGATGATGGGCGCGGCGGTGACGGTCGGGGCGGCGGCGTTGGTGCGGCGGAGTCGCTGTGGCTTGACCGGGCGCCAGAGTTCAGCCATGACGGCGCGGGTGAGATCCTCGACGGCTTGCGGCCAGATGCCGTCAATGACCTCGCCGATGACCTTCTCCGCCTCTGAACCGGCCCCGCGCCGCCGCTCGATGGCGCCGACGTAGGGCTGACCGGTGTCCCAGGCCTTCGCCGCGTTGCTGATCTCGCAGCCGATGACGTTGGCCTCGGTACTCTGGATCTTGCCCTTCCACTTCGCGAGGGAGACGTTGCGGGGCGCGCCCACCGGTCGGCCAGCGTATCGCCAGCCCCGCCACTTGGAGGTGATGTAGGAGAGGGCGTCGGTCTGGAACCGGCGCAGCACCTTCCGTTCGGCGTCAGAGAGGCGCCGCTGGATCGTCCCGCTCAGGTCAACGGTGGTTGTGACAGCAACGTCGCTCATGCGCGCCTCCCCCATAACGTAGCCGATCCGGGGCTGCGCTGCTCCTCCCGGCGGCGCCGGTCGGCCTCGGCGCGGCGGATCTCGCGGGCGAGTTCGTCCACCAGATCGGTAGAGTAGGCGCGGACCGCCTCGGGAACCAGCCGCTCAAACAGCGGGCCGGGTTCGCCGGAGCGCGCAACGTAGGGCGCATAGTCCATCTCGTTTTCGAGGATGAACCCGATCCGGGGAGGGTGTGTCTCCAGATCGTAGCCCCATGCGTCGCGGCTCGTCCCCGTGTCCACCGGCCACTGATCCTGAACGTACTCGACGATGAGATCGGCGTAGTCCCGCAGGATGCCGACCTCGGCGGCAGACAGGGAGCGCGGGCGCCCATGTTCGACGAGGAGGATGTTGTAGACGCTGTCGAGGTAGACGGGGAACGCGATCCCAGGCATTAGGCCGCCCCCCTTCGCAAGCGGTTCAACATCTCGACGCCGGAGATCATGCCCCCCGGATCTGACCCCTTCTTCTTCGGCGTTGCCCTCTCGGTGCGGGCAAACAGCCAGCCGAGGAGGCGCGCTTGTGCGTCGGGATCGAGTTCGTATGCGGCGTCTGGATGGCCCATGTACTCAATCCCCGCCCCGGTCAGGAGGTAGTCGATGGCTCCGTCCGGGGCGAGGAAAAATCCCGCGCCTTGACCGCCCCGTCGCTGACCTTGTAGAGCCGGTCGTTCATCTCCCGCATACATGCCGTCGCGGCGGTGATGATGTCGATGAGCGTCCAGCCTGCGTCCATGAGCGCGCCCTCGACCTCATCGGGATCGGCGGGGAGGGTCAGCGCCGGGTCATGCAGGCAGGCGGCGATCATGGCGAGATAGAGGGGGAGGTTCTCGACCTGCGCCTCGATCCCCCCGTCGCGGTTCAGGGTCGCCGCCCGCTTGGTCAGATCCAGGGAGGCGCGGTAGGGTGGCATCCGGTAGGACACCCCGGCATGTGTCCAGACACGGGCGCTCATCGCGGCACCACCCCGGCGGCTTGCAGGCTCGCCCACAGGTCAGGGTGTGTGTGCGCGAGCTGCGCGATCTTGCCGGTGTCGATCACCACCGCGCCCTCCGGCGCCGGATGGACGTAGGGGACTTGCCGCCCGTCCTTCTCGGCCCAGGTCGTGATCACGCCGTTAGACCGCCCGCGCAGGCGGAGGTCACGGATCTTCAGCGCCCGCTTGACCTTCTCGGCGTCGAGGGGGGCGAGGTGGCCGAAACCGCCCGACTTGCGGCGCACCTCGGGGGGTTGCCGCCAGTCGGGATAGAGCGCGTCGAGGATCGCCTCTTGCTCGGCGATCTCGGCGGCGAAGTGGGGAGGGGGAGTCGGCATAGAAGAACGCTCCGTGTGAGAGGTTAGTTGTCGCGGCCCAGGATCAGGATCTCCCAGGTCGCACCGCTCGCCGCGCCGCCGGTCACGATGGCGAGGATGTCCGAGGTGCCAGCCGCCGCAGAGACACCGGCGACGTTGTACAGCAGGAGGAACGCGCCGCCGCCCGTCGAGGCTGCCGTCGAGTCCGCCGGGATGACGCTGCGGTCAGAGGCATCCGCCCAGAAGCCCCGGTTAGAGGCGAGCGCGCCGAACCCGTTGGTAGCGTGCGGGCCGACCATCAGGTAGTTAGCCGCCGTGCTGCTGAGGTTGCGGATGAAGATCAGCACCACCTCATCAAAGTTCACGGTGTCGCCGCTGGTGTCGGTGAGCGAGCCGACCAGATCGATGCTGGTCGTCGTGCTGCTGCCGATCCCGGTGTAGACCTTGTACCACGCCTTGTTGATCTGCCCGTCGCTGGTGCCGGTCGCCATGCGGATGTTTGACAGCAGTTCGGCGGGGAGGGGGCCGCGCTTGTTGCCCGCGCTGTACAGCTCGGTGGCGATCAGGCGCAGGTCGAGGGCTGCTTGAAAGGTGCTGCTCATGTTCGCCTCAGATCAGGGTGGGGGTGGACTGGTAGGACGTACCGGAGATGGTGATCACAGAAGGATCGCCCTCCTGGATCGAGGCGGTCAGGAAGCAATGATCGAACTGCAACCCCTGGTCAGCCTCGCCGTTCCAGGTGCCGTCAACCGTATAGGTGACAAGCCAAGTCTTGACGTCGCTGTCAGAGGTGCGCCCGGTCATCCCGGCGGCGACGGTGCCGGAGAGGTCGTTGCACAGATCGTGCAGCGTGAGGCTCGTCGCGTTGCCGAAGTCGCGCAGGTAGGCGCTGAACCCGAACGTGATCGGCTGCTCGTCGCCCTTGCGGAGCGTCGGCGCGTTGGTGAACAGCCCCCGGTCGAGGACGCTGGTCACGTTGAACCGGGGCGTCGAGGTCTGGAAGTCGCCCGCCTCCTTGCTCACGGTGTAGGTAGTCGTCCCGTCGCTGATCGTGATGATCGCGTCTTGCTTGGTGCGGACGGTAGAGGATTCGGCCATTTAGGCTCCCCAGGTGTAGCGGTAGAAGGTGAAGGTGACGGCGGCGGTCAGCCACTCGGCGCCGGTGCGGGACATCCCGCGCTGCGTCCCGACGTACCGGGGGCGATACCCGCGCAGGGTCGGGGCGGTCAGGAGGCGGCGCCGGATCGCCTCCTCCCATCGCCACGCGTCATAGGTCGAGGCGGTCTGGTTGGCGGGGGTGAGCCGGTACAGGAGGTGCAGCACGGCGGTGACCCGTGTCCCCTCTGTCTCCCGCCCCCGCGTGTCCTGTGCGTTGTCCTCAGTCGGGAAGGTGAGGAAAGCCCCCCGGTGAGCATACTGCTCGGGGACGGGCGCGCCGTCCTCTGGATCAACGGGCAGGCGATCCATGATCCGGGCCGTACCGGTGTTGGTCGCGCCCTCCAACGCAGCATCGGTCAGATCCTGGGGGCTGGTAGACGATACCGGGGTCAGGACGGCGACGACGGCCCGGTGGATCTCCTCCAGGGTTGCAACGTCTGAAGCAAGGCCGGGGGTCGCGCTCACGGCCACCACCCATAGCGCCGGACCGGCGCCGAGGTGATCACGATGGGCGCGTTCTGCGTCTCCTGCTCCGGGTAGTCTACCGTCCCGGTCTGGTCCTTGTCATACCTGAACTTCAGCCGCCGCATCTCGTCATGCGCCTTCTCATCGTACTCGGCGGCGAGGTCAGCATACCGCCCCGCCCCCACTGACGACGACAGGGCGCGGAAGATCAGCGACAGCGCGTAGTACAGGTGTGCGTACCGGAGCGACCAGACATCGAACACCAGCTCCGGGCGGCGCCCCTGCTGGATCAGCCGCGTCTCTACCCATGCGCTCGCCTCATCCAGCCACGCTCCGTAGGTCGTGTACCCCGGCGGGCGGATCGAGGAGAGTTGCGGGTGCAGCGCGATGAGGTCGCTGTCGGTGAGGGTCGGGTGGTAGGCGCGCCGACAGAGGTAGCCGGTGACCTGGAACTCGTACTCGACGCCGGAGATCGTCACCACCCACACCTCCAGCCACTGATCCGTGAGCCGGATCGTGGTCGGGATGGTGGTGGCGGAGAGGCTGTAGGTCGCCGAGTACCCACCCGCGCCGAGGGTGGTTGCTGCCGTCGCCCCCAGGATCTGAGTGCTGCCGTCATAGATCGCCACCGTCGCCGCCGAGGGGGTCTGTACCGTCCCCGTGAGCGTGTCTGTAACCGTGAGCGTGAGCGTGGTGTTGCGACCGCGCTCGACGCTCCGGGGCTTGGTGATGGCGAGGGCGAGGGCCAACGGCTTACTTCAGCGCGAAGATGTAGAACTTCTCGCCAGCCGTCACCGTCATCTTGCAGTTGGTCGCGTCGTGCGCGCCAGGGACGAAGGTGGCGGCGTTCCCGGACAGGCTCGACGGCGCCCACCACACCATCGAGGGCGTCGTCCCGAGGCCGTGGGCGATGTTCTGGCTGCTCCCGGTGCCGGTCTGCTCGGTCGACTTGAACAGCGAGCCGGGGGCGATGCCGCCGTTGAACAGCACCGGCTTACCGAAGGTGACGCTCTCACTCCCGTCCGTCGTCACGCACTTGATATAGGAGTTCGCCGCCTCGGTGATGTCCAGCGCCGACGCGGTGTTGTCGGTGAGGGTGATCGAGGTCGGGGCGATGCTCGTCACCGCCGCCGCCACCGTCGCCGGGTTGAAGGTCTGCCACGCCGAGCCGGTGTAGGCGAAGATCGCCCACTGGCTCGGGGTGAGCGTCGCCAGCGTCGAGGCGGCGGAGTCGCGGATGACGAGGTTGTTGGTGCTGCCGTGGTTCTTGATCCAGAACCACATCCCCGGCTGCTCGCTGCTCCCCGCCACGAAGTCGACGTTGCGGTTAGACGCGCCGCCGTTGAGGCTGATGAAGTGGCCGGAGTTCGCGGTGATGGTCGCAGCCGCAGAGATGGTCTTGGTGGCGACCATATCCGCGAGCCGGAGCATCCGGCGAAAGAGGGAGGGCGTCCCGCCCGTGGTGCTGATGACTTCGGCCATGTCTCACTCCTCGGCGCGTTGCGGGGCGCGGCGCCTACTTGTTGTTGCGGTCGTACCGAATGGCCGTCTCCCGCGCCTTGCGCTCGGCATAGGCGGGGGAGGCGCCATTCTGGATCAGGGTGCGGGTGAAGCTGTCCATCTTCTCACGGGTGCCGGGGCGTTCCCCGCCGGAGGTGACGGGCTTGTCATTCTCAGGCATCGGCGCGCCCCTTCGCCCGGATGGTGCCAGCGGGCATCGGCGCAGGCTTGTCACCGTGGCGCGCCTGCATCGCCTCCCAGGAGGCGCGCATGTCGTCGAGGCGCTTGACCGCCCGGTCATGCTCGGTCTTCAGGGCGGGGTTAGCGCCGAGGCGGGCGGCGAGGTTGTTCACCTTCTCCTCCTGCTTCTGGCGCTCGCGGAGATAGATCGCCTCATGCATCGGGTCGATCAGCCCGGACTCGTCGCGGAGGTAGGCGAGGAAGGCGCGGTGTCCCGCCGCCGCCGCCTTGCGATCCCAGACCACCGTCCGGTCAGGGAGGATGCTCGGCTCCTCCCAGGCGTGGCAGTAGTGCGGCGTGCCGGTCACCGTCTCGTACCGCACGATGTAGTCCATGAAGGGGCCGAGGCGGGCGTCCTTCGGGCTGATCACCGCCGACCCGTTCATCCCGATCTGCGCGATCAGCCCGGACATGTCGCCGGACTGTGGCACGCCGTTCACACCGGGGACGGCGGCGTGCATGTCGAGGGACGGTACCCACCCCACCTCGTCCATGAACTGCCAAGCGGAGGGGGCGTGGCTGTAGATGAACTTCCGCCCGCACCGGTTGGGCGGGAGGTTGAGCCGGTGGTCGGTGGTGTTGGCGGCCCCGGCGTCTACAGAGGACGGGGGGCGAAGGACGGGGCGGGTAGACATGCGCGAACTCCCGATGAGGGTGGTTGGTCAGATCCGGGGAGGATCAGGAGATGCCGAACACCAGCTTCACGGCCTTCGTCGCGTTGGCGATGGCAACCGCCGGGTACATGTGGCCGACCGCCGTCGAGAGGCCGTTGGAGGCATCGCGGGAAAGCTCCAGGACCAGCGACCGCGAGGCGAGCAGGATGTTGCCGGGGGCGATCATGTTCGCCTGCGCCAGCGCCGCCGCGTCGCCCATCGTGTATTTGAACGCGCCCCGCGTGAACAGGCAGGACACGGCGTCAGCGGCGCTGTTGGCGCTCGCCTTGCTGTCGCACTGGTAGAAGGCGATCCCGTTCCACATGCCCTTGTAGCCGATGGACTTCGCCATGAGCATCTGCTGCGTATCGTCGCGGAACTGCACCGCGCCCGTCTCGCCGCGCAGGCTCGCCTGGAAGTTGTTGAAGTGGACGGGCGACAGGTCAGCCACCAGCTCCATCCCCGCGCCGATCTCGACGTTGGCGGCGTTCAGCGTGAACATCGCCGTGTAGATGTCATCCACCGTCAAGTCCTGACCGGTGTCGCTGACGCTCTGCGTGATGCTCGGGTACAGCGCGTTCAGCAGGTCGGTGTAGGTCAGCCCCTCGCCCTGCTGGAGCTTGCGGAGCAGGGTGCCGGGATCGACCACGCCGCCGGTGAGGGCGAACAGGTCGCTCATCTGGTACTGCTTGCGGTACGGGGCGATGGTCAGCGAGTAGTTCGAGGTCGTGTAGGCGGAGTTGCTGATCCCGCCGCTCGTCTCGCTCGACGCCGCCGCGAAGGCGCCGGGGGCCGCGTCGATGGTGATGTTGGCGGTCGCGGTGCCGATCAGGCTCCACGGCACCTCGATCATGAGGTTCCGGAAGTCGGCGGCGTCGTACACCGGCTGATCGAGGTAGTTCTGCGCGATCATCAGCGCCTCGCGTCCACCGTTGGACACGAGGAGGGCATTGGTCACTTCGTTAGCCATTGGGCGCTCCGTAGGGGAGAAGGTGGAACCGTCTCAGCCTACACCCATAACGGCGGGCGCCCGATGGCTTACTGATTCATAGCGTTACCGGTTCGGCCCGATCTGTCAAGGGGCGGGCTTGGGGCGGGGCGCGATCTTGCCCACAGCCGCCATCGCATCCCAGAACTCATCGCGGCGGGCGCGCTGCTCGGCGGGCGGGAGGGCGGCAAACTCCTCCGCCGTCAGCCCCCGCGACAGGGGCGGAACGACCGTGCGCGAGGCGCCGCCGTTCGGGTCGCTGGTGGGCTTGGGCTTCGGGGCGGGCGCGGGCGCCTCGACCTTCGCGGGGGCGACAGGGGCGGCGGGCTTCTCCGGCGTGGCGGGCGCGGTCGCCTCGGCGATGTAGGGCCGCAGCCACCGGGCGCCCTTGCCCCCGTCCGCCTCGCGCTGCGCCTTGATCCACTCGTCATAGGTCGGGCGCTTGCCCTCGGCGTCGGGCTGAACGCGGCTGTACCGGTCGAGCGTCTCGGCCCGTGTCTCGTCGTCGTCGGCGAGTCCGTGGCGCAGGATCGCCAGCGTCGCCGCCTGAGACAGCATCTTCGCGTTGTACTCGCCCTCCATCTCCTGCCGGATCTGCTTGCGGAGCGCGTCGGCATCGACGGCGGCAGGGGCGGCGCCCGCCTTCTCCCGCAGCGTCTTATTCTCGGAGACGATCTTGGAAAAGCGGCTGTACGGGACGAACTGCGCGCCGGACTCGTCAGCCCAGACCATCCCGCCATCCTCGTCGGGAACAGGGGTGAGGGTGCGCCCCTTGAACTGCTGCGTCGCGGGGAGGGTCGGGGGGATGCCATCGGTAGGCATAAGAACTCCGTGGGTTGGGTGGTCAGTCAACGTAGCGGGCGAGGATGGAGCGCGCCCACCGCGCCCCGGCGTCCCCGCCCCATCCTTGCCACGCTTGCCAGCCCTTGCCCTTCTCGGCCCAGGTGGCGCCCTGCTTGTCAGAGGCGTGGCGAGTGAAGTAGCTGTTCATCCGCTTGATCGTCTCCAGGGAGACGGGGCGGCGGTTCTGGAGGTCGCGGGCGCGGGCGAGTCCTACCGGGGTCATCCCGCGATTGGACGGGGCGGCCTCGGCGCGCACCTCCAGGGCGGCGCGGGCGGCGGCGGCGACAGCGGCGGGCGGGGTGAAGGTGCGCTCGACGTACCCGGCAGCGCGGGCGGCCTGCCCTTGCCGAGTCGCAGCCGCAAAGGCGCGGGCGCGGGAGGTGCGGGAGCCGGGGGTGTACGTGTACACCTTCCCCTCCTTGCCCCATCGGTAGCCCGGTCGCCCGTTGGCGGTTGCGCGCTCAACTGGCATTGTCAGATCCGGGGAGCATGTCCTCAACGTCGGCGGCAGGCTCGGCGCTCGGGGCGGGGGCGGCGCTCGGGGCGGGGGCGGCGCCGGGCACTTCCTCGGCGGCGTCCTCCTCGACATCGGCGCCGAGGATGTCCAGGGCTTCGCGGGTGAGGGTGCGCGCCTCGACGGGATCGGCGGTCAGGGCGCGGGTGAGGAGGTCGGTCAACACCGCGTCATCCTCGGGCATGTCCTCGCCGTCGTCGGCCTCGACCTCGTCGATCTCCTGGATCAGCGCGTCAATCTGCGCCTCGGTCATCGACGGGTTGCGGGTGCGGATCGCGGCGCGGCGCGAGGTGAGCTTCAGCGCGAGATCCTCTTTGATCACCTGCTGCTCTTTCAGGATCTCCTCGGGGCTGACCCCGATCATCCCATAGGTGACTGACCACGCCGCCGGATCGACGGGCAGGGCGGGATCCTGGAGCAGCGCCGCCGCCTTCGCCAGAAGCACCTGATCGCCGCTGCGAGAGGGCGGGATCAGCTTCTTCTGCATGTCCCGCTTTCCCTTCTGCGACACTACCAGCGCGTAGCCGGAGCCGTTCGACGTACCACGGTACACATCGGCGGGGGACAATCCCGCGCTGACGGCCAGCCCCGCCTCGTAGCCCTCAATCGAGGTCGCCAGCGACGCCGGATCGGCGGCGGGCTGCCACTGTCCAGCGTTCGGGCTGGTGTACTCCTCCCCGCGCCGGATGCCGTGGATCGGCAGGATGAACTGCGGCGAGGCGCGGATCGCGTCGGTGCCGAGCTTGCTGACCCCGGCGGAAGTGTTCGCGCTCGCGGGGACATGCCCGTCCATGATGTAGCGTTGGGGGTGGCTACCGTCCCGAACGGCGCTCATCCAGAATGTCCAGAGCGCGGACGCGTCGAGGGTGCCGTTGACCAGCTCCGCCCCGGTCAGCGGGTCGAGGAGCCGGTCGGACACCCGGCGATGATAGAGGACGTAGGGCAGGACGGGGCGCCCCTCGGCGTCGCGATACTGCGCGGGCCATCCAGCCTCCCCGGCATAGTGCGCGGTCGCGTCGGCCCATCCGTCCTGTTCCTTTCCGTCCGCCCCCGTCGTCTTGGCGGGGACGAAGATGCTGAACAGCGGCGCCTCCGGATCTGACACATCCCAGACCTCCCATGTCCAGACCATCCCCTGACCGGATGGGGAGAGGCGCAGGCGGCACTCCTCGACGCGGGCGGGCTGGTGGCGGCACGGGTTGAAGGGGGCGCGGTTCGCCGGGTACTTGCCGTAGCCACGCAGCACGACGGTATCGACGGGGACGGCGCGATAGCCGATCCCCTCGCTCTCCTCGGTGTCGATACGGATCAGGCACTCGTTGGCGGCGACTTGCAGGAGGTGAGCCTGTTGCCGCATCGGCCAGAGGTCGGGGGTGATCACGCCGCCGAGGTCGGGGTTCCCGGCGACCTCGACGGTCGGGGCGTCGTCGTAGAGGGTGGCGATCTGCGACCACACGTTGAGGGCGGCGTTCCGGCTCGTCACCGGGGCGGGGAGGTATTCGCGTACCTCGGCAGAGAAGAAGTCCGCCTGACGCATCCCGGCGTCTGCGATCCAGGCGCCCTCGGTCATGCGGCGGCGCAGGGCGGCGGCCTCACGACAGGCGGTGTCGGCCTCGGTGTGCCACGGCGGGACGGGGACGGGCGGGAGGGCGCTTCGCATGGGCTTACACTACCATGATAGGGCGGGTTGCGGTAGTCCGGTCAGATCCGGGGGGAGTCAGCAGGATGTCCGAGAGTCCGTAGCGTACCGCGTCGAGCGGGTGCTTCAAGTCCTTCTCCGCCCCGGTGTAGTGCTGGAGGGCGGCGTTCAGGCTCTTGGTGTGCGCGGTCGTGAAGAATCGCCCCTCCCGGATCAGGGAGTTCAGCGCCTTCTCCCCGGCCAGCACTGACCCGGCCTTCTTCATCGGGCGCCGGATCTCAAAGGGGGCGGCGCTCCGGCGGGTCAGGCGGGCGAACGCGGCTTCAAGGAGGGCATTGACCGAGGCGCCCGCCCCGGCTTTGCCCGCACTGTTGATATCCCCGAACGCGGCGGTCACATGGTCAACGGCCAGTCCCCACCGGGTCAGCATGTCGAGGGCGAGGCGGGCGTCCATGTCCGGCGTGCTTCCCTTCTCGCTGATCACCTCGTCGGCGGCGATCCAGCGGCGCCCGTCCCCGATGAGGAGGATGCCGATCTGGTTCCCCGTCCCCTCGCCGTGATCCCAGGTGAGCCGGAAGTCTACCGGCTTGAATGCGGTGATGAAGGCGTCATCGACCACCGATCCCTCCCCGAACGACACGAACCGGCGGCCCTCGGTCAGCCCTTCCCAATCTCCATCCCGACGCTGGCGGCGCTCCCAGGGCGACATCTGCGCAATCTGTGCCTCGACGTTCTCGGGGGTGCGGTGCGGGCAGTTCTCCGGGGACAGGCGGATACGGATCTCTACCCAATCCGGGGCGGGCGGGGTCGGCGGGTTGCTGTCGGGGTTGCCCTCGAAGTACTCTCTCAACCACCCAAGCGGGCGCCCGATTGGGGTGAAGGTGAGCCAGACTTTGCCACCGCGCACCGCGACGCGCTGTGAGAGGGTCAGCCAGTGCGTCCGCTTGGGAGGCTCGTCCACCCACACCCAATCAATCGTGCCGCCCTCCAGGGCGAGGGGGTCTTGCGTCCCCGACTTCGGGTAGCAGACCGAGCCGGAGCGGAGTTCGATGCAACGCTTCCCGCCAGAAACGTAGCCCCGCACCGGGTCATAGCGGCACCGCTCGGCGAGGACGTTGCCCGGTTGCAGCTCGCGGAGTTTGCTGCTGATCTTCGGCCAATCCCCGTCCATGTCGGGCATGACGATCCAGCCGAGGCGAGCCGGGGGCGCGGGGGCGTAGGGGTGTGTCCCCGTCATCGCCCACCATGCCTCGGCGGCGCCAGCGTACGACTTGCCTACCTGATTGCCCGCCTGCAAGCGCCGGTAGCGGGCGGGGTGCTGGTGAAAGGCGCGCTGCCCCGGCGACATGCCCCCGTCCGCAGGCTCACACCATGCGTAGATGTCGAGGGGGGTAATCGAGGCGGCAGGGTGCATTTACACGCTGTCCTTCGCCACCGCAGGGGCGAGCGTCCCTAAGCGAACCCAGTCCCGATCCTCGCGCTCGCCCATCTTTGCCTCCGCTGTGGCCCACAACCTCTGTCTCTACCCGCGCCGTCTACTTTGCACGGATAGAGATGGCCTCCCCTGACGGGTAGATGTGGCCGTTTCCGCACTTGTCGTTGCCGTACAGGCGGCGCTCGCGCGTCTGCCCCGGAGCGCCGCACTGAGGGCAGTATCCAAACTGCGCCCCAATGATAGTCTGGAGGCTTGCGTCAGATTGCGTGACTTGAGGCTTAGGCATACTGTTCTCCTGGGGGCGACCGGCCCCCTGCGGAAAATCTCATGTCTGCGGGTCGGCCTTCGGTACCAGCGTCATCCCGAGCGCGGCGGCCTCACGGGCAAGCCAAGCGCGGCGCTGCGCCGGGGTCGGCTCGGCGGCGGGTTCCTGCTGCTCGGCGAGGTGTTCAACGCGGGTCATGCTGTTGGCCTCGGCGGCGTAGACGGTCGCGTTGAGGATCATCGTCGCCTGCGCGTTCGGCCCCCGGTCATCGATCAGCCCGAGGGCGAGGCTGGTCAACTCCTGCTCCCGGCGCCCCTCCGCCTTGTAGAGCCGGTGCATGATGTAGAGGGCGCGCACTTGCCGGGGGTTCAGCGCGGGCGGCTTCCTCCCGGCGGCGTGGGCGTTGTTGATCAGGTCGGCGACCGAGCGACCTTCCCCCCGAAGAGACGAGACAGCGTTCGGGCCGATCCCTATGACCTGCGCGAACGCCCCGACCGCCCGCACTGTGCCGGAGGCGATCAGTTCGCAGATCTCCTCCAACTGGTCATTGGTAAGGATCTCGTTTGTCCCGATCCTCCCCTGTCCCGCCCAGTAGGCGTATGCCTTCTCGGTCAACACGGGGTCGGCGTTCGGGTTGACCGGCGGCAGGCGGGGCTTTGGCGGCTTGGGTTCAGCCTCTGGCATGGTCAGATCCGGGGTGCATAGACCTCTCCATCATAGCGCACCGACAGGCAGATGGGGTAGTTCACCGCAGGCTCCGCGCCGTCATTAGCCGTTCGCGCAACGCGGCGGGCAGGTCAACGGCGGCGAGGTCGCGTAGGGTGGTGGTGAAGCTCTCGCCCGCCCGCGCCTCGTTCCCGGCGTCGATGTACCACCAGCCGTCCATGAGCGCCCGCTCGGCCCGGTGCAGGGCGCGCCACTCTGGCGACGGGCGCAGGTAGGCGGCGCGGGCGTCGGTGAGGGCGATGAGGAGGTCTGCGCGGGGCTGTGTCATGGCTTGACCTCCTCTTGCAGATCGATGGCGGCGCTGCGGATCAGGAGCGCCAACACCTCGCCGTGCGTCCGCAGCCCATAGGCGGCGCGCAGGCTTTCCATGTCCCCCCGGATCTGACCGAGGGTACAAGGGCCGACACGATCCGCCACCGCCGCCAGCGAGGAGGTGAAGATCCGGGGCGTCTGGTAGTGGGGCGGATAGGGCTTCATGACTCGGGGATGGAGATGCGGTGCCGAGGAACAACCAGACCCCGGCGCCGCATACCCCACCTTACCCCTGCTCCTCGGCGGGTGCAAGGGGGTCAACGTCGAGCATGAGATCGGCCATCGCCTCCAGGGCGGCGAGGTGCGCCTCGGACTCGGCGAGCTGGCGGCGCAGGGTAGCGATATGCTCGCGCTCTGACTCGATGGCGGCGGGCCGGGTGCGGTCGAGGTAGGCCAGTTCGGCGCGGGCGAGTGTCTCGGGGTTGGTGCGCCAGTCGTAGAAGGGGCTACACCCGTGCGCGACGCCGATCCGGCGCTCGCCGTACATGATCCAGTGCCGGTCATACTGGAAGGTGATCGATGGCTGCCCGTGGTACAGGGCGAGGCGTTGTAGGGCGGTCACGGCTTCTCCATCGGGAACAGGGCGTGGAACTCCCGGCGCTCGCGATCAGACAGGCCGGTCAGATCCGGGGGGCATCCCCCCATCATCGCCTTCACCGCCTCGACCTCCGCCTGCGTCAGGGTCACGGCGTCGCGTCGGTAGTCCGCCCATGCGCGGTAGGTCAGCGGGAACAGCTCGGCGACGATCCCCGCCAGTGCTTCGGCATAGACCCGGATCTCCGCCTGCGCGTGTGGATGAGTGCGGAGGCCGAGGAAGTGGAGCGCGTTGTGGAGGTTCACCGTCGCCACGAACTCGGTGTACTGCGCCACGGGTAGGACGTTGCGCGCCTCCTCGCGGGAGACACCCCGGTTGAGGACGAGGTTTCTGTACACGGCGCGGACGACATCGAGGGCATAGCGCATCCCGCCGAGTGCAGCGTCGGCGCCATGCCCGGTCAGCGCCACGCCCCGCCCTTGCTTGTTGTCGCGGCTCTGCTCGTGAAGCGCGGCCGGGACGAACACCTCGTCGGGAAGCACGGAGTATCGGGCGCTGATCTCGTTGTACGCCCAGGTGCGGTGACGCATCCACTGGCGCGCCACGAAGATCGGGGCCTTCACATGGATCTGGATCGCCGTTTGTTCCAGAGGTGAGCTGTGTTTGTTGCGTACAAGGTAACGGATCAGCCGCTCATCCTCGGCGGAGGTGCGCTCGGCGTCGGCGCGCCCATAGGAGAGGCGGGCGGCGCGGCAGATCGAGGCGTCGCTGCCCATGTGGGCAATGAGCCGGAGGAAGCCGGGGGCGGGGATCACTTCTCACCCCGGCGCTCGATCATCTCGGCGATCAGTTGGGCGGCGTCGAGGGCGTGCTGCATGGCGCCGCTGATCTCCTCCAGGTGCGCCCGCCGGTACTCCTCCATCTCCGCCTGCCGCAGGTACACCACCAGATCGAGCGCCTCTTGCATCGCGTCATACAGCGCGTCCCGCCCGTTGTGCGGCTGGAGGGGCGTCTTGTACCGCTCGATCCCCTGCCGGCGCCGCTCGGTCGCGTAGGGCTGGAGGATGGCGGGCAGGTCAGGGATGATGTCGGCCCAGATGTCGCCCATCCCGGCGGCAGGGGCGGGCTGCTCCGCGAGGGCGGCGAGCTGTGCGCGGTCGATGTTGGTTTGATTGCCCATAACTTATCTCCGTTCTTACAGTGAGTACTTATTCCGACTGGCCGGTCGGTTTCGATTCTGACCGGTCAGTCGGTTTAGCCGGCCACCCGCGCCACCACCACAACGGCGAAGGTGGCGATCAGGAAGGCCAGCATGGTTGCGTTGCTCCTTACCCCACCTTACCCCACCTACCATCGGCGTGCAACCCTACCCACCCGGATCTGACAACCCCCCCATCCCGCCCACGCGACCGCTCCGAGCAGCAGGTCAGATCCCCAGGGCATCGGGGTAGGCGCGGGCAGACTGGGCTGGTGGGGTCTATATGTAATCTTGGTGGGGTCTACAAGGTGTTAGGTGGGGTCTGGGTGGGGTCTACGGACACAAGACCACACCTGTAAGAACCACGGTTCAAGCATTCTAAACAGTTTTTGGTGTGGTCTGGTGGGGTGTTTTGGGTACCTCCACGCGTGAGAGAGAAGAAAAAATATAGAATGTCTATACATGAGTACAGGACATTCATATATTTTTTTTCTACCACTATGGCGCAGACCGGCTTTTAGACCCCACCACACCCCACCAAGCCCACTCAAAATCGAACATTCGCAGCATACCACGCTGATCTTTTCTTGGTGGGGTCTGGTGCCAGTAGACCCCACCCAGACCCCACCAAAGAGGGTGTAGACCCCACCAAGACCCCACCAAAGCAAAGGGGCGGCACCCTTGCAGGCACCGCCCCACCCCACCAGACCCCACCCAGACCCTACTCGACGCGCTCCAGGTAGTACATCTTCGCCCCGGCGATGGTGCGCGGAGCGGCGATCTTCCACATTCCGATCAGCAGGGGGCGCGCCCCGCCCAACTCGCCCGCGTAGCGGCACCGGTCGAGGGTAGCCTCGGGCGCCTCCCCTTGCTCGCCCATCGCCTCCAACACCAGCGCCCGATCCACATCGAAGACCTGATCCGTCCGGGCCTTGACCGCCGCGCCGAGCCGGATCAGGCGGGCGTGATCGCCGCCGCCGCCGAGGTCGTTCTGTACCAGATCCTTCTCATCGCAGATCTCGATGATCTTCCCGAGCCGCACCCGCGCCGCCCCGTGCCGTGCCGCCCACATCGCCACCAGGGCGCGCCACTCGTCCATCTCGGCCCGCGACGCCGACGCACCCGTGAGGAAGCCGTCGAGGCCCGCGTGCTGGAGGATGCCGCCGACCACCTCGCGCCACGCCTCAAAGCTCCCCTTCGCGGGGCAGCTCGGCGCGGGGCGCCCCGCCTCCGTCCATGCCTTGACCAGCGACAGCAGCGCCGACAGGATGCGGCCCCGGTTGGCCTCGGTGAAGTCCTTGATCCGGGGGTGCCGAAACTTCGACGTGTCCACCAGATCGGGGCGCTCGACCTTCCGATCCAGCCGGATCGTCACCAGTCGCCCGATCATGTCCTCGGGGAACGACCCATTGTTGGAGGTCAGAACCCACTGTGTCAGGTGGGGAACCTCCCGTTCCTCCGAGGTGCCGAGCGGTCGCCCGCGCCACGTCGGGTAAGCCGTCGTCACCCCCTCCAGGGAGGGCGAGTCTACCCGGCCTTTGATGTTGTCGAGAATGGTCGCCGCGTGCGCCTTCAACACCGACGCGAACACCGTCTTTTCCTGCTCCTCCGGCTGCGTCGGCCAGTTCTGCACACCGGGCCACCCCATCGCCGGGGCGCACAGCGCCTGAGCGAGCAGCGTCTTTCCGGTGCGCGGCTTCGGCGCCTCGATCAGCACGGGCGGCACCGGCCCATTGATCATCCGGCGCACCAACGGCGTCAGCGCCACCCCAACCGCGTGGGTGAACCCCGCCTCGTCGGTGAACGGGAAATCCGCCAGCCAATCGCGCAGCACCTCGACCGCCTGCGCCAGCGGCATCCGGCGCACGTCGAGGGCATGGGGGAGGAGCAGCGTCCGGTCGTGAGGGGTGTAGCCGGGGCGCGTCACCACCTCGCCATCAGCAGCAACGTAGGGCGCCCGCACCACCGCATCCAGCCCCGGCAGGTCAGCAACGGCGACCATCGCCGCCGAGGACATCGCCGAGGTCAGATCCTGGGGAGGGAACGCGATCCGCTTCCAGCCCCCGCCCCCGTCCGGCGCCGTCACCCACTTGTGCCACGCGCAGCGGTGGGCGAGCAGGGCGCGTAGCCCGTCACCGTCGACCGTCACCATCTCCCCGTCGTTCATCACCTGCACCAACCGCCCCGGCTGGCGGTACAGCGGCGGATTCTCCCCCTCGCGGGGCTGGAGCTGCGCCCACGCGCCCGCAATCATCTCGTCGCCGCCCATGTCCGAGGCGATACAGAACCCCTCTGGCGCCCCGTCAACGCCCCCCGGATCTGACCGCTTGACCTTCCGCGCTTCCTTCCGCAGCCGCGCCACCGTCCGCGCCGCCGCCGCCACGATCCCCCCGTACCCGCGCAGCCGCCCCATCTCCCGCAGCGCCACGTCGACCGCCGCCTCGTCGGCATCCCGCGCCGCGTCGGGCAGGAGCCGGGAAAGCTCGCGGTCGATCTCGCCCACCGGGGCGCCCACGTTCGCCCGCTCGGTCAACGCCCGGATCGCGTCGGCGCTCATCGCGCACCTCTCGGGGAGCGCCGGAACCACCCCTCGGCGTCTGCGGTCATCCCCTCGGCCCGAAACGCCTCCAGAGCGCACTGGTTCAGAAACGCCCGCTCCCACCCGGTCGGCATCCCGAGCAGCGTTTCGACACGCCACACCAATCGCAGATTGTCCATCTTGCCGAGATCCGGGAGTCGTTCCCCGATGTC